TGTGATTGATGTTAGATATGCCCTGTAACGTCGTGTAATCGTTTCTGAGCGTCTTTACGGCTTCATTGTGGTATTTTATCGTTTCCGCAACAAAACCCTCTGAGGCGTCCTCTAAATCGATTTTTACGACATCCACGATCCATCTCCCATTAATTCATCTAGGTCTGCCATGCCTTCAGGCTGTTTTTTTCGCTTTGATAGCATGTTGTCTATCGTAGAGGCTCTGAGCAGATAGTCGCTTTTTAATTCGTTAATCTTCTTTGAGTGCCAATCATCTTCAACGAGTACGTCTAGTGCTTTACCGATTTCTTCTAACGAGAACCTTTTCAAAGTTTCTTTATAGCCTCGTGGAAGTATTCTGAAATTGCGTTTGGTTTTTTCGTTTAGTAAGTCTAATAGTTTTTTACTATTAATATTATCTATAGTGTTATCTATAGTGTTATCTATATGAACAGCTGGTTTTTCCGACTGTTCAACAGCTGGTTTTTCCGACTGTTCAACAGCTGGTTTTTCCGACTGTTGACTAAATCCTAGCGTACTCTTTCGTCTCATTCGACCATATTCACGCGATTGTGTAATATAGCCGAACTTTATCAGCCTTTTACAGCTAGCTCCAAATGCGTCTCTCTTTACTCTGCAAAGCTCCATTAGCTCTTCAGAACGCTTCCAACATCCTTTATCGCCAAAACTTGCTATTTCAGCGTAAAGGATTTTATCAACAGCAGTTAGTCTTTCGTCTAACAATAGCTCTCTCGGCAACCAAACGCCTGTAAACTGACGCTTTGGCTCGATTATCTGTTGTTTATCAAAATCATACATTGTCAGCTCTCCATTTCTTAATGGCTTCTGTCAATGGCGTTTTAATCTCAGAAATATGAACAATTTTCCCCATTTTTACCCTCTTTTTAAGCCAATGAAAAACTAGCACCTTCATTTTCCACAGGTGAAATTTATTTGTTGCAAAAAGATGCAAGAATTTGGTGCAAAACCCTTGACAGCTTTTTAGCGATTTATCGATTTTGAGTAAGAGGTTATTTTTAGACAAAGAAAACCCCAGTCAAAAACGACCGAGGTTATCAAATGCGTATCTGATATGTTCTTATATTAGCAAACTCTAGCGTAAAAGTCAATACTCACAAGATAGACTTTACGACAATGCCTATGTTTGCCGCTACTACCTCAAAATGGGACGCTCTTGCGGGTGGAGGTGTATCAATAGTTAATTACAACTCGGTAGAGTATGATACAGCCAAAATGTTTAATAAAAGTACTCATCAAGCTACCGTGCCAGTGAGCGGCATTTATACAATCTCTGCTAAAGCAGCTGTAACGTCAGCTGGCTACAGTCCGTCAGCTACCGCTACTGTTATGGTGTATAAGAACGGCGCAATGTTAGAGGAAATGACACGAGTAGCTGGTAGTGGTAACGGCTTGACTTTAATGCGTTTATCTCATACCTTTGACGTGCTTCTTAAGAAAGGTGATGTCATTGATGTGCGAGCATACTGCTCTGAAAGCCGTGACTATGGAGGATTACCCACGCATAGCCGATTTTCAATGAGATTTGTTGGGGTTAATAATACTTCTGGTGATTAAACTTCACCGACATTTATAATTTTATAACCACTTAAACATCTTCTTATTTTTTCGTATATAAAATAGTCATTGTTACTGTACCAACGCTTCTTGTCTGATAGCGCAATACTTGGGCGTTGTTCCAGTTAGCAAATTTTAATTGGAAATACTGAATAGATGGCGCGGATGGATTAGTATAGCTGTTTGGATATCTCTCACCATTTGGCATGTTTAAGATAGCATCTAAAGAGATTAGAGTGTCTATATAGTTAAAGTTTTCATTATTCGCTCCAGTTTCTTCTGCACCAGATCCTGTCGTGTTAAAGGTTATAGATTTTTGATAGATTGGTTTTTTGTTGACCCACTTATGACCAGTGTTAATTTCTTCGGAGCTGTAGTTGTACGCAGGCATTGTCGTAAAGTCTATCTTGTCGGCTGTAACCGTTGAATTCTTCAACTTGCTACCAACTATAGCGCCGTCATTTACTCCAGTACCGTCAGCTAAAGACGCGACATTAGCCATTTGGTTATTGTGGTCTTGAGCTGTGATTGTTGTTAGTGGCGTGAAGACTATGTTCGGATGTGGTAAGCTCATTTTTCCTCCTTAAAAATATCGCCTGTTGGTAATATCATTGGCGAAAACTCTTCCGCAAAGACATTGCTTAAAAGCTCCTCGTCAATCTTTTCTGCTATAGAATCTAAGAATTCGTCAATAATAATTTCGCTTGGCTCTAATGTACACAAAATGAGGCTGAACGGATGCTTGCCTTTCAGTTCGTAATTTTTTGAGTAGTGCCAAATTATGCTAGGCGTAAAAACAGCGACGCCATTTTCTCGAACAGTATTTCCATTTGGTTGTTTATGAAGTCGATTGATATTTGGAATTGACGACCAAATAAAGACCTTATTCAAATTTGATTTATCCATGGATATAATTTTGAGCTTTTATCGTGAGCATCAAAAAACCCGCCCCCATTTTCAGAGAGCGGAATAGGTACATGGATGCTTAAACCATGCGTTTGCAGTTTATCACTATTTATTAGATTCCGCAATAGCAACGTCAGCAACTACTAGTCGTCGTATATATTCGCTAACCGTCATATTCAACTCGGCAGCACGCTTGACGATCATCTCGTGATCGCTCTCTGAAACTTTTATATGTATGTGCTTATTTTTCACATTCTACCTTTCCGCCCGATATAACGCCTCGGGCGAGGCTGTTAATATTTAATAAATAGCATTGACAGTAAAGTATTTCAAGCCATCATAGCGAATTTCAGCTTCTTCTGTGCCATTCTGTAGCATATAGTCGATAGCTTCCTGTAAAGCTTCACTAGCTACGAATATCTCAGCCTCTTCATCGTCATCATCGTAAAAATGAATAGTACCGTCTTCGTCAACTACTGTTTCATAGTCTTCATATCTGTCTAAACTCTTTACTGTTTCAACAATATTATCGAGCATAGCTTCTTCATCGAATTCAATAGAGATATCTTCAATGGTTAAGTTTTCACTTTTGCTAAATCTTTTACGAAGTTCAGTGCGCATTATCTGCTCTAGTTCTTCTTTGTCGTTCCGCAAATCAGCGCTTGCTTCAAATTGTATTTCTTGAGTTGGTTGGTTATCTCTGTAAAACCATCCTGTAAATGTTGCCATTTTCTTATCCTTTCTTGGCGGCGGCGGCGGTTGAGGGGCTGTTTATTTTTTAGTGTTTGATTTTATCGACCGATTATTTTCTAGCTTTAGTTTTCTTAATCAACTCAAGCTTTATGGTTATTTTAAGTCTGAAAAGTTGTAATGATGTTTTAAGCATTTTTATACCTACTTTCTTGCCGCCGAATTGTTAATTGTTGCTTGGTTGCCCCTCAACCATGTCTTAAGTATAGCAAACGTGTTGCCGTATGTCAACACATTTTGCTAAAAAAGTCAGAGATTTTTATTAACCTGTGGAAAACTTACTTCCCGTAAAATATATAGCGATATTCTTTATAAAGTCTAATGATAATACGTTTTAACATAAGTTTAATTTTACCAAATAAAAAACTACCCTCGATCAAAAGTAGTAGTTTTTTATAGGATTACAGAACTCTCTGAATTATTCAACGGCTTCTTTCATCTGTCGCACCAAGTCTAGAATAATAGTCTTAGCGGCAGATAATCCAGCCGCAATTGCAGATAACGCGGTAGCCATCGTTAAGGCGTATAATTCGTGCCAACTCGCCGCGAATAGTAAGTTCACTAGATTTACGCCAGCCAGCAAAAATGTTGCGATAAACGTCTGCACAAATGTCCATCCAGCACGAATAGCCACGTCTTTATAGTCAATGTTCTTTAATGCTTTTAGTTTCATATTACCTCCTTATTTCTTAAATAAACTTATTAGAAAATCGATAATTAGCTGTAGTAAGCTTTTGGTTGGTTTTTCGGTCTTTACTTCAGGTTTTATTTCAGGCTTAGCTTCAGGTGTCTCAGGCTGTTGAGGTTTACTCATTGCTTTTAATTCATCTATAGATATTTTTGACGTTGAAAAATCCAAATTAAATCCGTCAATCTTTCCGCTCTCTGTGTACTGATGAATAAGCGAGCCGTGTGCGTAATTGTCTTTCGTGCCGTAATTTGGGTACCAATCCACTCGGTCCAAGCCTAGTTTCTTAATAATAGCTTCACCCGCATAAGTGAACACTTGTTTTCCAGTCTTCTGTAGAACTAGGTTCTTAAATAGTTTCAATTGCTCGAGTGTGCCTTCAAAATCTGGCTCTAAGTCGACAAACAATAGAGGTGCGTTGACAAGTTTTTGAGCTTCGATAAAACGCTCTGCTTCAGTCTTTGCTTCTTCCTCGGTTGAAAAATAAGGCAACCAGTAAATCCCTAGTAGCTTATCTCCTGCGGCTTTAGCGAACTTGATCAATTTCGGGTCAATCTTGTTAGCATCACCACCAAACGATTGACCGACATGACCAGCCTTAATAATAACGCCAGCGAACTTATGAAAATGATTTACAATAGCGTCGTCTTGATGATTTGAGATGTCTAGTATAATCTTGCTGTAATCTTCTTGCGGTTCTACTGGCTTTGGTTGAGGTGCAGATTGAGGCGTCAAATCTGGCAAATCGTGTAAGTCCTTGTCCTCGAATAGCTGACGACTCATATATTTTCCACTTCTAGCTGTAACATACCAAACAGTATCTCCAGCGATTGGCTGACCGTTTGTAACGTAACCTTTCATAGCGACGACATCGCCTTTTTCTAATTCCTGAAAAATAGCTGAATTTGTGTTAGCTTCGTCACGGGCGTTGCCGTCTTCTTCCATTTTTCTGTCTGTTGGTTGAGTTTCGTCGTAATCTTCGGCAATACATCTGCCATCGCAACAATATGAGTATCCGAGATAGTCGGGTCTATAATTTCCCATCCAACTCATCAATTCTTCAATGCTGTTATAAATACTCCTAGAGCACGAATGCACTTCACTGTCGTGGATTTCAATTGAGCCATCCTCACGCTTTCGCATTAAGAATACGTGTCCATAATCTGCATAAATACCTCTTGAAAATCCCAAAAATCCAACCACCCAGATACCAACAGGGGCAGGACCTGTGTTTATGCGACCCGCATTTAATTCGTTTAAGTACGCTGTTTGAGCACTTGGTGTTCGAGATGGTGCACTGATAGCATCGTCAACATATTGCAAGCACCAACCGCTCTGTGCGCCGACATTGATATTTGGATTGTAAGTTTGTCGAACTGGCATTATTTCCTCCTCACTTGTGTTTGTTGAACTTCTTCTTTTAATTCCGTAACCGCTTTATTTTGCTGAATTAAGTTGTTAGTTGCGTAAATCGCTAATCCTACAAGTGCTATAGCGAATAATTTAGCTAGGTTACTTGTTACAAGGCTCCAAAAATTCATTACGCCCTCAATTTCAGTGCGTTTTACGTATTTCTCTTCTGATTCTTTTTCATGTTCAGCGATATATGTTTTTAATTGCGCTTGCGTAACATTATCTCGTGCGATATTCTCAATTCGCTCTAGCATGACAGTATGCTTGTCTACGCCATCCTTAATGTATTCGACCTTAGCTTGTAACGCGCCGAACTCTTTAGCTGATACTTCTGGTTGTTCGTTCATAATATAAATTATGATTTCTTGTCGTTATCTAATACGGGAATGTCATAGTCCGTACGTCTATATAAAACGTCTCTGTTGCATTCTGATTAATAATAGCAGTGTCATACGGATTAAATATTGACAATGCACACACTATTTTATTTTTTGATTCGCGCCAGCCAGAAATAAGCACAGAGGTAGGTGTTGTGCCACCGCCTGAAACCGCAAAAGTCCTTACAAAGTCTATTTTAGACGCCGTGATAGCTCTGTCTGGATTCGTAGAGGTGCTGACTAGTAATCTTAAAATCCCAACGTTAGTCATATTAATCTCTTGTTTTTGAAAATATACAGTATTGCTTGCTATCGATATTCCACCGGGTAGAGTAAAACTCATAATACTTCCACCAGTAGCACTGATAGTCGCGTAATCGCTACTAATATTAAAATCGTCTGGATAATTATTCATCAGCGTACATCCTATAGTGATATTTTATGATCGTATTAAAAAATTCTTCTCTATACGACAATGTTAGTGCAGTCTTATCTACGAACGCACTATATCCACTGTTAGCCCATAACTCTAAAGACGCATAAGACAAAGAGCTTATCTGTCCGTTTTGCTCTAACCATAAGAGGACTAGTGGTTTATATCCAAGATTATGCACAATCCGAACTTCTTCGTTAGTATTCACAAGCACAGTTCCAGCCTTGTACAGCTTTAACTGATTGTTGTCAGTATTAAAAGTCATGTCGTGATAATGACTTGTGAATGAGGCTTTTCGATGAGGTTCTAAAGCGAATCCTATGATTCGGAAATAAAACGTAGCAGTAGTGTCGGTTCTATTTGACGTGCTTATATGGATTAAATTATTATCCACACGAACGTATGATAAATACTGATACTCACCTCTATTATTGAACCCGCTAGTATTCACCTCAAATGCATTTTGCGAAAAATCACTAGAGGTTGAAAATTGTGCTATCGGCAAAAATGCAGAGCCGTAAGCATTTGGTATTGTGATATCATTATAATCATGCGCGTTGACGGGTACTGGTATAGTATCGCTACGATAAATCACCTGGTCGATCGGATAGTCACTAGATAATACAAAGTCTTTTATCATTCTTGCTCCAAAAGCTCTATAACGTCTTTGCCTTCTTTACTCACCCACAGACCGACCCTAGTAGCGTAAGCACCGATTTTAATACGCTTATATGCTCCGTCAGAAAACAACAGACCACTCCCATCCAGCACCACGAGTTCCCTGCGATTTACGGGGTCATAAATAACAAGCCTGCCCGAGCCTTCCTCGATGCGTAATTGTCCAGTAATCGATGAAATAATAGTTGAACCTTTTAATTTTAGAACTTCTTTCATTAGAATGCGTACACTTCCTCTCCGTTATAGACTGATCTGTCATATTGAGCGAACATATAAACTTTAGTCTTCCTGACCTTTAATTTAGTAGTTAATTTACTATCGCTTAATTTCTGAGATATTGCGATAATTTGATAAACTCCGCTTGCCAGTCGAGTATCTAGTTTAATCGAATCCCCTATTTGCATAGACGGTGAACCCTTAACCTCTAATTCCAGCATTGGGCTATACGTCGCATAGCCTCTAAATACTGACTGCGTGAATGCTCTTGCGTTTTCATAGTTTCCAAAAAATGGGTTGTCATTTATTTCTAGAAGATAATCTTCATCATCGCTCCAGTTGTCGTCAAAGGCTTCATAGTCCAATTCATCAATTTGTTTTGATGGCTCACCCCACAAAAATACACGGTCGATTTCAACAGGATAAAATAAATCACTAGTAAAGGTTAATATTGCTTTACTAGGTGTTAATTTTAGCGAGCATTTCACGCCTCGATCGACCTCGACGCCGTTAGCGGTTTTTGCTGTGAACCATGATACATCAGCATTCTCACCCAATTTTGGCTCAATTAAATCAGCACACGGGTCAGACAAACTAACTTCACGTACAATTGGTAGTCCACGTTTTACAACCCAAAGATTGTCTGTGTTTTTACCGCTTGAGGTCTTTTCTGCAACCATTTGATACGGTGCGATAACACGGATAGGTGTTTTAATTTTAACGTGATTAACAATGCCAGAACTCTTCGAGGGTGTTATCGATATCACATTATCGTCATCTAGTTTATAGTGAATGTTTTCTGCGACATCGGAACCGCGTCCTTTGAATCTTATTAGTCCTTCCTCGTCTTGCCACAACCTGCCGTTCTCAGCTTGAACTAATTTTTTAACAATATCTGCCAATGAATCGTTTTTATTCGGGAAAAATATAGGTACAATGTTTGTTGCTCCTGAAAAGGTAAACTGATGTGGTGCGAACCCTAAACCTTTGAATATTTCAGTTAAAATATAGTCTGTTTTTTTATAAGCTATCGGCGGCAATTCAGGCAGAGGCTGAGATAGTGCCCAGTTAAGAAAGTCGAAAGCCGAAACTGAGGCTTCTGCTTTTCCTGGCTCTGCATCAGGTAGCATATTAGTAAGCCCCACAAATTGAGGCACATTCTCTTCGCCGAAACCGAGCCACGCTCGAGTGGGAATATTTGGCTTAATATATTTCGCGATTGGGCTATTCGAATATGGCACAAAATAACCGTCGTGATTAGCTAATTCAAAATCAGCAATCGCTGACTGCACTGAATATGGAAACTCAACGGAACGATTAACTGCAATCGATTTAATCCTATTTGAGATATCATTATAAGCATAGGTGTCCCATATCTGGACAGGAGGCTGACTTGCGATATCTGACGCATATAAATCACCGCCTCCGTATGTCGATTGGTCATATACTCCCCACGAGATATTTTCATTTCGAGTTTTGTCCCACGCCATAGCAACACGCCATGTGAGTGGTCTAACCCAAGATTTCGCCAGTTTCTTAAACCTATCGCTAGTAACTAACATCTTATTGTCCCACGTTCTGTCCAGTTTCAACCATCGTTAAAGTGATACCCTCCACATCACCGCATAGGTTTATGACGTCTTTTTTACTGATAGAAATCTTCACTGGGACATTAGTGGCTGATCCATCAGATAATGTAAGTAATGGATATCTATTAGTCGTATACTGTCTTTGTACAAAACCCCACAATTCAGCGAATTCATCTGCTGTTAAATGACCAAAAGTATTAGTCCAAACTCTCTTATGATAAACATAGTCTGTATATACATTTCCCGACAAAACAGTAACATCGGTCTCTCCAAAATTAGAATTCTCAGAAAATGGACTTGAAATGTATTCATGATTCCAAGTTTTTGAAGTTGTAGAATCGGTTAATGTCATCTCTTTCATGCGAACCTCGCTTTCTGGCTCTGTTCAAACGCCTGCATAATTTGGTCAGCAACTTTTCGCCTCTCGTCAGGAGAAGTTGCGAATACGCCGCTCACATTGATAGTGATTTGTTGTGATGGCTGCGCGTTAGTCTCTTTTAATACTTTAGTAAACGTATCTGCCATAATCTTTTGCGGTGTGACAATTTCTGGGTTAGCCTTAGCTCCTAAATATTCACCAGCAATAACAGGTGTAGCTGTAGTCAAAACGCCACCCTTTGCTAGCCTTGGAAGACTAAACCTCTGAATGTTAGGTATGTGAACGTTAGGAATCTTATTGATGATATTTAAGGCTCCATTTAATAGATCTATAGGCTTGTTTATGACTCTCTCGATTTGCGCTATCAAACCGTTTATCAAGCCTTTACCGATACTCACAGCACCATTCCAAACTTTAACTCCAATGTCTGCCGCCCAAGAGCTAAATTGACCTAGAGATTCGCGCATAGGCTTCCAGAATCGACCACCTCCAAAATCGAAGAAGTCTGCAATTGCTCGCGCCATATCATCTATAAAGTTTTTGAACGTATATTTTGCGTCATCTGCCTGTTGCTGGTCGAGCGTCTTCAATTTATTGTTTAATTCTTCTCTTTGTTTTTTCAGCTTCTCTAAGGTTTCTCCATTATTTGCAAGAATACCGGCATTTGTTTCGGCGTTATTAGATAATGCATCTTGTTTCTGTTGTTGAAGTGTCGCTAGTTGCTCATCACGTCGCTCTTTGAGGCTTTCAATCTCATCAAGCTTAATCATATTTTGAACACTAGCTAAATCGGCACGGTGTTTATTCTGGAATGCTAATTCAGTATTAAGCTGTTGTTGTAAGTCAGCAAGTTTCTGATCTCTCTTGAGTTTGTCTGCGTTATTTTCAGCGTTTAATTTCTCTTGATTTGCCGCAAATTGTGCATCATATAGTGCCTGCTCTTTGTCCAATGCGAATTGTAACTCAGTGAGCTTCTGAGCGTTATAAGAGTTATTAAAGTTTTGCAAAAACCTAATCTGATTTGTTAGAGCCTGAACCTTGCTTTCGTGCTCTCTGATTTCCTCGACTTGAGATTTTCTAAATGAGGCAGACCTCTTAGCTATTTCAGCGTCATAGTTGGCATTTTCTTCAGCAATTTGTTTAGTTAGGTCTTTAATTGTGTCTTCATGTTTGACGCGGATGTCATTTAAATCTCGGCTATAATCTCGCCATATTTTAGCTGCTTGAGCTTCTAGTTTATCTAACTCTTTAGTAAGTTTTTTAGCAGACTTTGCCGCCTTATCCATACCTTTGGACGAGCCACCAGCAGATTTCTCAAGTAGCGCAATTTGAGCATCAACACTCGCCAATTGAGATTTCAGACTCTCAGCACTCTCTCCACTACCGCCAGCCGCAGAACCAAGCATTCCAAACGCCTGTGCTGCCATCACCGCGCCTGCAGCAATAGCCGATAATATCGCTATGATTGGGTGGCTTGAAAAGGCTATCATAGCCGCTCGAGCTAGTAGGAATCCTTTTTGCAATACAAATAACCCACCAGCAACAAGCGCGAATGTCGCAATCCCTGAGCCTGCAACTTGAATAACACCACTAAATGGAGCCAATAATGCGCCAACAGCACCAGCTAGTCCTCCTACTGCGTTTAATACAGTCTCTATTCCTGCACCAACTCCAGCTAAAATTGCTCCGATATTGCTTGCTCCTAATCCTTGAATAAGATTAGCCATACCTCGAGCAATAGCAGTCTGCATGTTTGTAAATGAGGTCTGAAGACCGCCAGTCGCTTTTTCTGCCATTGAATCAAGAGATTCAAGCCCGCCTCCTCCATTGTGGTCTAGTTCTATGAGCTTTTGAGTGAGTTGCTCAGCAGATAACTTACCCTCACTACCTAGCTCCTTGAGTGCGCCCATGGTAATGCCCATCTCTTTTGCAATAGCCTGCAAAACAGGTGTCATGCCTGAGTTTAATAATGAATTAAACGTCTGAGCCTGAACAGCTCCACGTCCAAAATCCTGTGAGAGCTGAGTTATAGCATTGTCTACCATTGCACTGGTACCACCAAATGCTAGAATAGCGTCATTTATAGCCTTAAATGCTTGCTCTCCAGCAACCATTGAACCAGAAACAGCGACAAGACGCTGCACGCCTCTTACGGCTTCATCGAGAGACGTTGGGAGCCCTTTAATGTCTGCTTCAAGCTGTTTCATCGACAGAGAAACTTGCTCGCCAGACTGCCCCATTGCTCGGAATACACGAGCGGCGTTATTTAGTGTGTCTACACGCCTTACAGCTCCACCAATTGAGCTTGAAACAAGTCCTATGGCTTTATCTAAAAGTAACATTGAGGCGGCGGCACTCGCGCCTACAGCCAGACCTTTTTCTAAATTGGAGCCGTCCTTCTTAAGACCGTCAAGCTTTGATTTCACAGAACCAATATCAGCATCTAGCTTGTCTAAAGCTAGTCTAACATCATATGAAATCTCGCCAACGTTACTCATCAAATGCTATCTCCGACCTCTTCTTCAAATCTTTCTCTAACGCACTAAAACCCTCTTTGGAAAACGCACCAGCAGTTGCATAATAAGTTGCTGATTGATTCTTAGCAGTCATTTGATTATGTACAGCGTCTGCGGCATCAATTAGCATCAAAGCCTCGTCTAAAGTGAACGGAACGAGAACTTTTTCAAAACTGTCACCATTCTTCTCGAATGATTCAATATACCCACGCTTCACTGCTTCAACAGCACCCCAGCCGAGATACACGCCTAATTTAGCGATAATCCACATCTCAGGTGCGACTTTTGCTCCAGTAGCTTGTCGTGTAGTACGCTCCTTGTATCGCTGTTCAACACGTGCCTTTTCTTCAGGAGTAAGTAGGTCTTTTAAGTTGACTACTGCCACTATTTACGCCTACTTTCTCGATTAGAAAAAATGTCATTAAACAAATCCTGAATAGCTAGACTAGACAGACTGCCCAACATCTCCATTGCTTTTTTAGAATCATCAAAACAGCCAGCATAAATCTTAATCTCTTTTTCTGCAAGCTCTTCACGTTCTGCTAAAAGCTTGTTGCCGCGGTCTACTTTCTCGACAACACTCTTGTCATCGTCTTTGATTTTTGACCTGTCAATCTTCTGAATTTCTGCCTGTAGTGCCATTAGCTCGTTTATAGCTTTGACAGATAATCGTGTAATCTTATTAATCTCTAGGCTTTCATTTGACCCTAGCGGACGTACTTTTAATACTCCATACGGTTCACCGAAATCAACCTCTTTATAGCCTTGATATTTTGATAGATTTAATTTAATTGTCATATTATTTACCCTTTCATCTATAATTTTGAGGTTTTATCGTGAGTATAGGGACTTTTCGGACAAGATGTGGTAATGTATAATCATTAAATTAAATTTCAATGAGGAATATATAAATGGACGAAAAAATTATTAAAAAGCTGTCGCAAGAGGACGCCGACAAGCTACATTCATTAAGAAAGCAGCTCGATAACGGAACGCTCGACCAAAAAACTTACAATAAGAGGTATAAAAAGCTGTCGCAAGACCTAAATTGGAAATATCAGCCTAAAGGCGTAAAAATGATACCTAAAATTATTGGCTTCGGGATTCTTGCAATGTTGATAGCGGGCGCCTTGATACAGCTTCTAGACCCTCAGTCGGGTAAGATAACAGGCACAGCTTCCGCACTCGAAGAACAATACGACGTCGCTAATATGGTTACTAACTTCGAGCTAACAAACTCATCAAACAAAGACATGAATGCAACATGTAAAATCACTCTACAGCCCTCAGACAAAACAAATCCTACAGTCACTAAAGAATACTCATTCGATAAAGTCCCGGCAAATTCTACAAAAAAATATCAAGTAATCATTCCACGAGTTCATTTCAATGCTGCATATGTAGTTGAAAAAGACACAAAGTTAGATTGCTATAAGAAATACTAAATAAAATACCACTCAAACGAGTGGTATTTCTAGCAAACGAGCTTCTACTAATCAAGTGGTTTCACTGTTTGAGTTTGAGGGTCGTATTTACCCTTTTTATCTTTCAGACCTGGTCCGTAGCGGAAGAAGCCCTTAGCTGTGCGGTTCATCTGGAATGTCAATTCTAGGGTTGAATCGTCTCCACTAGCTGAAAATGTAGTGTCGAAGCTGTCTGGTAGCGTTACACTATATACGTGAACGTCAAAGTCGTCATTAGCTTCACAGACTGGGTGAATATGTAGTGGAACGGTAGTTGCAGAACTTGCACAGGCTCCAGCACCCCAGGTTACACTACCAACTGTCTGTTTTGTGCCTGATGCCGCCTCATATAGTCCAGCATAAACAGCCTTGACACTTTCTGGACCAGCCAAGTAAAGAGTAAGTGTTACTTCTGATGTATCAGCTCGACCGCTTGGACGACGAATAGTACCACCTTGAGTTTCAGTTTCTGTTGTACCGCCTTCATATTTAACGGCGATATCTCCCAGCATGTCTTGTGGGATTACTAGCTGACCCAAATAGACTTCTTTTGGTCCATTCTGCTTTGCTAGTGCTTTTTTGAACTCTTCTACGTTCATATTTCCTCCTTTTAGTTAACTCTTGCAAGCCCCGTTATTGCGTAAATCATTCTGCCCTGAGTATCCCTTTCGACAGATGTTGGCGTTGATATCGATTCGAAAACCACACAATCAAAGCCTTCGTCTGTGTAACTGGTCTCAGGTAGAGATATACTCACGCCGAGCTTATTAGATAGAAATTCAGATATTCTAGCCAATCTCTTGTATCCGTCCAAATCATCTTTCCCCCGTGAATAAAGTTCAAATGAATATGTAGGACGAACGCCTCTCGACTGGTTGCCGCCTATATCAGAGATATAAACGCCTTTCCTGTCGAGAGTGAGCTTATTCCAGAATAGATCTTTATCAATTTCACCGAATTCGTTGTTTTCTAGATATTTAAGAAGCGACAGTGAAAAAACTTTCATCGAAGACCTCCCTTAAAATCAATCTGTTTCTTTACGCTCTCGCCTGCTTTTTCTAGATAGTTCAGTGTTTGCGGGTGCTTTTTATTTTCATAGTGGCGACGTTTTGCGTATGGAACATCACCGCCACCAAATACAACACTTGTAGTATCACCATTATCTACTAGTCGTACGCTTTGCTTCAGCGCTCCAGTATCAACTGGTGCTAGCATTTGCGCTCGTGACATTATAGCCTGAGCAATACCCTTTCTCTTGTTTTTAGCGTTCACTGCTTGAATTCTCTGCCAAGCGTCAATATTATTCTTGATCTTCATCATAGCCTCCATAGTCTGCGCGCTCCAGAGTTAGAGTGTAATGCTCTAATGTGTCTGTATCGAAATTCATGCCAGCAGTCGCACCTACAATTTGATAAGAAGCTCCATTGACTCTAACGCCATGACCTACAAACATGTTAGTACTTGTAAAGTCTATAAAATCGACAGGCTTTACGTGCAGTGTCGCGGTCGAATCAGTTGTTTGAATGTTGTTTGATGTCGTAACTCCACTACGCTGCTTAAAAACGCCAGATAAGCCCTTGCGGTGATTTACAAGGTCGCCACGCACCGTTCCTTTGGTAACTTCCAAAAAAATGTAAGGAGTCGACTTAAATACATCGAATACGGTCATTTCTTATCTCTCCTGAACGTAATGTGATTTGACTACATTGACTGTATTTATCAAGTATTGACTTATAGTTCTCAATAATCCTGTCTAACTCGCTTGTCTTATCGTAAGTAATACTGAAGTCTTCGACCTTTTTAGAGGTAATCCTGTCGTCTCCGGCAAGTTTTACAGCAAACAGTTCAGATATAACTTGAGCTAGTTCTTCGGGAATTACTTTCAAACCAAATCCACCATGAACAGTTATTACGTCAGTATGTTTTGTAGGCTTATTCAGTACTATGTTGTCACAAAGCTGACTAGCATTATCTCCTAGATAAGTAGCAAAGTCGACTGAATTAGAGTTCACTTTAACAGATTGAATTTCGGAACAAAGACCAATAAACACAGACCTCATCCCGTCTCTACCCTGAAAAGTTCGCTCTTCTTCTATATAGCCGACCTTACTACAAATCAACGCTTCAAGCTTACTGATAGCTATTCGCAATAGGTTATCAAAGTTATCACTTTCAAATGGAGTTAGGGAGCGTCGTAAATAGCCCTCAACTTGTTCTTTAGTCAAATTGTATTGCATATCTCAACGCTCCCTTTCTATTAAGCTTTCTTCAAACCGATTGCTGATTTCAAGCCAGACAAGCCACCACCGATGTAAAGCTCTTGCAAGAACTCTTCCTCGTTGGTTTCAAGCTTAAAGTTAGTGAAGGCTTCTACAGAAGTATCACCAACCGTCTTGTACGCACCAAGCACGACAACATATGCGTCGTAGTCTGGGTCAGTTGCGTCAGTGAACCATGTCGGCTCAATGATAGTAGCTGTGTCTAGTACATCTTCAGCCTTTGCGCCAATCTGGAACAGGTATTTGCCGTCAGCACCCTTTTCAAAGCGTGCGCTTGTTGCAAAGCCTTTCTTAGCGATAAGAACAATCTCACCGTCAGTACGGATCATGTCCTTAGCTCGTGCTACAGCTTCAGCGCGGCTCATACCAGCTGCGATAGTCAACTCATCACCAAAGGTATTCTTTGCTTTAACGTCTGACTTAATAGAAGTAAATGACGTAATCTTGCGCTTGTCGTTAGTCTCACGACCGTCACCGATAACAGCAGCACGCTCAACTTCGCGAATAATTCGAGTAGGTAATTCGTTAAGAACATACTTCATCAATGCGCCCGTTGATTTGTTCTCACGGATAGTTTGCTTGTCTAATACCAAGTACTTGTAAATCACACCAGCGCGGATTGTACGGCTTTCAAAATCAATAACTTGCTGGTCTTTCTTTTCGCCCTTCTTGTGTCCACCTGCACGGCTAGTGTCAGCTTCGACATCGGCTTTGTCCCAGGTAACCTTGAATACATCCAAACCAGTCTTGTTCAATTTACTGAAGATTTCACCTGATGTTACAGCGTCTTCAATAGCAGAAACAACTGGCTCTGGCAGTTTGAAAAACTCTTTGTCGGTCAAGTTATTCTTAACCAAAACATCTTGCCAAGCGCTCTTAACATCGTTAAAAGTACGACCAGCGTTTGCCATCAATACTTGTGTAAAATCTCGCACTGATGCTTGAGTTTTTAGATAGTCATTAACAGTAGGGGTTGTCGTAACCTCTGCTTGCTCTTTTGGCTCGATGATTTGAGCCTTTGCGATTTCCTCGTTCATTTCATTCTCCTCTTCTTTACCTGATTTATCTTCTACTGGCGTCTCAGGTGTATCGTCAGTAGGTTCTTCGACCTTTTCGGTCTCTTCGCTTTTTACTCGTGTAGCGATTGCCATAGCCGGTGCCAGACAAGCATCTTTCACGATTGAGGTATAGCTAGCGGCAGCTTTCATAGCATCAGACAAGCTTGTTTTCGCTTCCACTGCTTCGGTTGCAAACCCAAGTTCTACAGCTTCAGCGGCAGTCATCCACGTCTCAGCAGCCAACAGTTCTTCTATCTTTTCTTCAGATAGTCCTGTTCGGCTTGCATAAACTGGAATCATACTCTCGCAAGTCTTCTCTAACATCTCAACAGCTCGTCCTAGCTCGTCTGCGTTGCCTGACGCGATTGTCCACGGCTTGTGAACCATCATCATTGCACCAGGTAGCATAACAATTTCGTCGCCAGCCATTGCTATGAGAGACGCTATAGACGCGGCTAGTCCATCGACCTTCACTACAACACGTCCGTTATATTCACGGAGCATATTGTAAATCGATACACCAGCGAACACATCACCCCCAGGACTGTTAATCCTCACTGTAATGTCGCCTGTACGCGCAGCTAATTCCTCTTTAAAAAGTTTTGGCGTAACGTCGTCCTCGAGCCAACTCTCACTAGCGATAGTGCCGTTGATAATTAACTCGTTTGAGGCTTCAGCTTTCGCCCACTTCCAGAATTTATCCATTAGCGTTCCTTTTTAAGGTTGTTATTCGGCGCTCAAATGAGCATTGCCTTAATTTCATTCTGAGGTGCTATCGTGAGTGCGAGGCAGCTTCTCATCTTCAGTGAAGACAAGCTGTTTTATCTTGTCAGAACAGTCAGTCGCGAATAGAACTTTAATATTCAATTTCGCTTTGCATTTAGAGTTTGGGCAGATTAGACCCTGTATAGCAGTAGAAGTAACAGCTTCAAACAAATATCTACCACAATACTTACAGTTTATCTTTATCATTGCTTAATCCTGAATTTTGGGCGTCCGCCACAATTAGGATGAATAGGTCCGCCAACATTTTCTTCATAATCATTTATCCATGTACCGCTGTCTGTTTCTATTGCTTCATTAAGCTTAATCATCGGTTGAGCAACAGGCTTCCAGATTCCTTCCATCGCTCGACACTCTGGGCAATGTGCACCGACTGGATGATTTATAGTTTTCTCAATTTCTGCTCCTGTTTCAGCTTCGAGCTGTTTCATTGCCTCCACATCACCAACACTCTCAGAGCGCTGTATTTCAGTGCGAGCCAATCGAGCAACTCTGTATTCGTCAGTATTCATGATATCTCTCAGTAAGTCTCTTGTCTGACTTTCGCTTAAATTATCAAGATGCGATCGCTCTAGCGTATCGTTGATGACCTTTTTGGTTTCGTCATCGTATGATTTAGCTACTCGTGTAAGATGTGAACGATAATCCGCTCTAGCAGTATCAGATAGAACAAACTCGTCAGTACTTTCAGTGTCTAGCCCTGCGCTCTTAACCATGTCTAAGCCTTTTTTGTATTGGTCTGCGCCACTAGAGATAAGCAATAGAGTGATTAACGCTAATGAGTCTTCTATAAAACGTTCCAGTTTGTCGTCTTCAGCTTCATTTTGAGTACCAAGTTCTTGAACGGCTTGATCAATACGGCTTTGCATAAAACTCTTCGCAATATTATACAGTTTGTCGTACTCAGAGACTTCGGCTTTAAGCGCACCTACTGTGCGTGGGTCTGGGGCTTTCTCCACTTCGCCGCCCTCGTCAACTTGAGGCTTGTCGTTTTCTATTTCAGTAGTGTTATTTTCACCCAGTTTGAGAAGTTTATAGTTCTGTGGTAGTTTGAGTGCATCAATAACTGAATCTAATTCGTAACCTTTATCAACCAGCTTTAAGATGGTATCTGTGTTAGTTGCCATCACTTCTGCTTCAACCTTTTTACGGTCAGCAATTTCTGGTATTTCATAGTCAAAAGTAATAGCAACACCAATCCCACCAGTAATCCTATTGAGTTCATGCGTTAAACGAGAGTAAATTTTAAGCGCTCGTGGATAAACAACACGCTTAGCAAAACCACGCTCGGAAACGTCAGCATTTGAGTACTTAGCTTGGTCGTCAACGCCTTTAATAATCTGACTAACACCATACGCCATGTCGATTCGCTTGTTTGCCTGCTCAAATACAGCTGCAAAATCAATATCTTTTTGAGATTGTGCATATGGTATCCACTGAATCTGTGCTTCAGCAGGTTTATTCGTTGTCGGGTCAATCGGACGATGAGAATACGTAACGTTACCATTTTTACCAGCTCCACGGTGTCGAGATTCCAACAGGTCAACCATATCATTATATTCACGAGCAGTACGAGCCGCAATGACAAACATACCAGCAGGAATCGCGTTATTCTCAAAGAAACCACGTTGGAAGTCAGCAATATAATCGTCTAATGTAATCCATTGGGTAGCGGCTTCAGTTGGTGAGTATCCAGCGTATAAGTTACTTGGGTCAACGCCTCCAGAGATTACAATGACTTGATCTTCAGTAAAAGTCTCAGCCCCTACTTGATGGTAGGTCTTGTTATCACGGCGTGTAATACTTGGATGCTCTAAGAATGTGAATCCAGCAATGTTCTGACCTTTGAACCCATAATTCGTAGTCTTTACAGCCTTACTACCATCTTTTACCCAAACTAGAATAAAAGTGTTTCGATTTACTAGAGTAGAAACAATAAGCTTCTCGCTAAACGATACGAAATCATCGACACGGTTAGGATGATAAAGAGCATTAAGAATTGGATTGTTCTGTACAGTCTTGCCATTCGAGTCGATGACTTTTGGCATAATCGTGATAAATTCGTTAGCAATCGCTTGAATGTTTGGATAGGCAGAATCGTACTTACTTGCACAGTAACGGCTATACCAATCTCCTGTATTAAAATTAGCTAATGAAGAAATGCCCTCAACCTTTACTTGAGATTTTGGCTTAAAAAGTGACAATAAATTCATAATACTATTATCGCTACCTATCGTACGCCACCGTACTCTATCTGTGGAATAAACATCTCGGTAAGCCTATACCTGGCGGCATCTAAGGCGTGGTCATCACCGTCTTGTGGTACGTTCAGACTTTTACCTGACCTATCAGTCGCCCACATATATCTTAAATATTCTTTCTGTAAATTAGTGGAGTTCTTTGTATATTTAATATTAAGCTCGCTCATCTTATTAACGCTCCATTGTCTATAAGTCTGTTTGACATCACCGCTAGTCTTAGTCACTCCCTTAACCGTACAGCCCAGCTCGACAAGCTCAGCAATATCTTTAGGTGCGGCACTATCCGCAATTCCTAGTACACCAGCCAGCCCTTCTCTATGAATAACTTCTGAGATATCCTTATTAAACAAACCTGTGCTGTAAAGTTTCTCATCAAGGATATATCCGTCAGCTTCTCGATAAACACAAACAAGTGCTGTCGGGTCATTAGTAAACCCGAAGTCTAATCCATAACCTATTAGCTCAGCGTGTCCGGGTATCTCGTTGATAGATTGCCAGCCATGGAATACTAAACCTTCCAATTCACCAATCTGTCCCTCGCCATAGACTTTCCACCAGTTCTTATTAGAGCGACGCCTTTCGATTGTAGCAATAATGCTATCTTCAAGGGCTTCATTATCTTTATAGGTTACGATAACGAAATCAACATCATCTCGCCCTACTAGTTCATGCGCCCAGTATTCAGCGGTTGGGTTGTAGTCAAGATAAATAAACTCACGTGTACGAACTTCTAGCTGATTGAATGCATCTTCTCTGATTAAGTTAGCCTCATTGATAAATAGTACATCTCGTCTAGGACCTCTAGCCTTGTCGTCATCAAGGGATACGAACTCAAACATCGTTCCATTAAACAATGTAAAAGTGTAATCTGATTTGTTCTCTTTGATTCTGTAGTACTGCCAATAATTATTAGCCGTGAGTATATTCTTGAAGTCTCGCAATGCACCTCGCTTAAGATGCGGTAAGTTGATACTTGCGATGGTTATTATCTTGTCTGGGTTTTTCGTAGCATACTCAAGTAACAATAATAGTATAGCTATTGTCTTGCCAGCACTTGTGCCACCTTGAACAATGCGGATACGTTTGTTAAGCCGCTTTATCTTATGATAAGTGGAGGTCTTGCCAAACACGCTACTCTTTCTTTGATAAATCCTCTAGCGGTTTTGGTGCTTCAACATTAGTCTGCTCAATAGTTTGTTTTGGCGTGCCGTAAACTTGATTAATCATCGCCTCAATCTCTTTCCACTGAGCTTTTCTTATAGCTATAGCCAATTTACGCTCAAATAGACTTTTATTTGGGTCTTCAGATATTTTCTCCAACTCCTGTTCGGTAAGCTTTATCATCTGCTCCAATTTATAGCGTGCGGTTTCTGTTTTCTTCCAGGCGCCATTATGACGACGTTCTGGGTGTGCTTCAAATCCTGGTGGCGTTGGAACTCCATTCCTGCCAACCGAAGGCTTGCGTTGCTTTCTAGGGACTGTTTGTGTTGTCATTTTATTATCTCCACTAAAATTATTACTAAACCTATTGCCGAAATTGGCTTCAACAAATAACTAAACTCAGTCATTGACAATATCCACATCAATGCTACTGTCCATACACCAGTACAAATCATGCACTCTAAAACACGTACTTTTCTATTAATCAGCATTGAGCGTAATTTACTAAATACGTCAAACGGACCTGACGTAGAGGTTAATAGGTAAGCAAGAGCAAATCCAGCCAGAGCTATCATTCTTTATCTCCTGGCAATTTTCCTAACGGGTAGGCTTTATTGTCAATAACGCAAAAAGGTTGTGGTAACTTCCAGGCAGCCGCTTCTTTATAAAAACTTTCACTTAGAGGTGTTCGGATGACTTGAACTACATATCCATTATTCATAGCGTACTCCTCAAGGCGTTCCATCTGCACTTTGTAGTGACCGCAACTTGCACATTCTTTTTGATAGACTTTAATAACTTTCATCGCACAAACCTCACTTTCCTATTAGTTAAATCAGGTAACCCTCTTGCTTTTTGAATAGCTAAATCGTATTTATTCGCCCTTTCGAAGACTTCCTGGATAGTTATTTTCTTTCGTTCCATTAGAAACCTACGAAAAGGAGAGAAACTGCGACTGTATGAAGTTCTGTCGTAGACAAACCAGCGATGAAATACATACACACATTCTCTATCGCATACATAAATAGCTTCATGACTGTAGAATATGACTGTTAAATTAGATACTTCGCGTATCGGTATGTAGTCTATTCTTCTAGTCACTTTCGCCACCTAGCAACTCCCAATTTGTTAAAGAAATAAAAAAACACGAGACAAGTAGTCCCGTGTTAATTTAATTATATTATTATATAGACAGATTGTCTAGAGCTAGACTACTGTAACATGCCCAATTACCATATTATGAGGTTTTCAGATTCTCCAACATTTTTATCAAAAATGTTATAATAATCTCAAGATGAACGAAAAACAATACCAAGAGGTTTCAATATACCTAGATGATTCTGGCGTTTTCTCTCTTAATTCTGGACATAATTATTTTATATACGCTGGATATCTGTTCTTGAATAACCATGAACGTATCGCAGCAAGAGAGCAGTTCAAGACAATGTCTAGAGAGATAAAATCTAATCTCGGGATGTCGATGGAGTCGGAGCTAAAAGCGGCTGGTTTAGAAAATAAATATAAGAGAAGTTTGTATAATTGCGTCAAGCTATTCAATAGTCTTAGTGCTACAGTGAAATTGAGCGATGTTAACGAGTCTATTATGACAAACAAGTTGTCAATTCATCGATACAAAGACTACGTTTTGAAGAGAATGATAAAATCTAAACTAGAAACACTGATTGCGTCTGGCAAAATTGATGCAGACAAGCCAGTCTCTCTACGAGTCTATATTGATCAGCAACACACATCTACCAACGGATACTATAAGCTTTCAGATAGTATAAGAGAAGAGTTAATACATGGGATCCGCAACTTTGATTATGGAATGTTTTACCCTCCGATACTGTTCGCCGACTTTAAGATAAACATAAAGTTCTGCGACTCATCTCGAGATTATCTAGTGCAAGCAAGTGATATTCTAGCAAACCGTTTATGGTGTGGTAGGAATTTCAATCGCCCAAAGCTCTACACCAATATCCCATATCATAGTGACATTTTTTTGCCATAATGCTTGCGCCATTATGCTTAGCATGGTAGTATAGTGGTACAGACGTAAGTACTGTTACACAGCCACAAGCGATCAAATTGATTAAGCGTATTGTAAATACGTCGCCTGGTTGGGATAACCCTTCTGAATCAGAAGGGTTATTTTTGTTCATTGACTATTCGCCCTAGCGTTTGTCCATTATCACAAAATAACTCCAAGGTATTTCCCTAAAGAGACTCTCGACTGTTTCTTCAGTGAACAGTTCAGCAAAATAGACGTCATCTTCCCAGCCGCTCATAATGACTTGTATATCGTCATTTTCGTACCAGAATTCATATTTGTAATACCTAGAGAAATTAACTTCAATATCTTTATACTCTTCTGGAAGTTCATTTTTGATGTTTCCATCTCTGACTATGATTTCTTTCATTTCTTATGCTCCTCCTCATATCTTTTGATAAAGTTGTCTATCTCTTTACATACAACACCGTTCGGAGCCTCCTCTTTAATACGTTTGAAGACTTCGTACTGCTTTGGGATTACCTCACTCAAATATTTCACTTCTCCATACAGTCTTACGATTTTCGCAATACGCCAACTGATATTACTATTCACACACCTCTTTGTTTCGTCGAAATTATACGGGTCAATCAATAAAGATATGGTGCTAGGTTTGGTCGGAGTTACATCCTTCAGTACGCTTTCTAGCGAGCCCTTTTCCAAGATTTCTTGAAGTAGCTTATTTCGTTTTTCGATTGATTCTTGTAGCGACTCAGGCATTATTTCTCCTCCACTAGTTCAGGATTTTTGTGGATATTGCCAACAACCTCTAAGTTTGTTAATTCAAAGAGAGATTCAGCCACACCTGCACATTCGCCTACAAATCCACCATCAGCAAACTTAACCACCCAGTACTCAACAGGTTCGCCCGTGTCGTCTATAAGGATGTCGCCCTCGTAAATATCTGTACCGTTTTTGTCTTTCAATTCAGTGAATTGCTCAATAACAATCTCGTCTGCCTCAACAATTCTTCGGTCATAAAAAGGCTCCTCTATAAGAACGGCTGTATAAACTCCATTCCCATCAAATCGTAATGATTCAACCTGACACATTTGTTTATATGCCTTGTACCAAGCCCTAACTTTTATTTCACGCATTATAACACGTCCTCCGCTTTAATAACCTCTGCATCACCAGCGGAATCTGACTCTGACACATCTCTAACGTCATAGCCCCAAATCTCGTCAAAATCGACATCTGCGAGGTTTTGTTCATCTTGCACGCATTGCTCGGCGACTTGTTTTGCTTGCTCAAGATTGTCGGCTTCAATAAAGAGTTTTCCCATTATAGTTTGTTCAATTTCTGCTTCATAAATCATTGTCATTTCCTTTCTTTATGTCCATAAATTAGTGGTTTAGTTGACATCGTCTACCGAATTGGGAACAACTGTATAACCATTGTTTGATAATATCTCCTGCATTCTCTCTAGCCGACGGCTCTTAATCATCTCAGCCTCTTCTTCCGTGATAAAGTTCTGACGAAGCTCTAAATCATTAAGTCTTACATCTTTCTGCCAATCAGTGACGATGACTTCTCGTGAGATCGTCGGCGTGATAAATGCGTTATCGTCAACACTAACTGAAACTTTAATTGGCACTTCGCCACGCTTAAGGCTTGGTAGTGTTTTAGTCATTCTAACTACTTGATTAGCGTTAACAACTAGATAAATTACATCTTTCATAAATATTCTCCTTATCTACACAATTTCGTGTAGTTTAGTTCAACCGCAGAACTGGTACTGGCAACCTGTAAGGTTGACGACGTGGTACGCTAGATAGCTAATTGCTCACACTATCCTCGCACCCCGAACACGTTACCAGAGTTGGCTATATAAGGTGATGATTTGCCGAGTTTTAATTTCCTCGAATGTGAGGGAATTGGGTTTCGTAAAGTCACATCACATGCTACGAAGCTTTCTATCAATAAGCAGATACCCCTAAGCTCATGATTAGGTACTTATTTTCAAGATAGCGTCTACCTATTCCGCCACTTATATAGCCAGTTGACAACACCAATTTGTATATCATTAAGTGAGTTAATTACTTTAAGGTTTGATGTTGCCAGTTGATAGCACCAGATTGAGCCGATTTCCCCCTGCACTCAATTCTATAGGCAAATGAAAAGCCTAGACACTGATGTTGCCAGTTGATAGCACTAAATGATAGTTGTTTTGGGTATAGAATAACAAAAATATGCATACAAAATTTTCTTTTCTAAAATAAAAGGTGCGTTAGTGCTACCAGTTGAACAGACGATACACGTTGCACTGCCGTTGTAGTAGTCGGCTCACAACGTTCCACGGTTTTTCGGTCGGACACTATGTCTAGCTAGGATATAGTGCACCAGAATAGAGGTTGTGCATATCATCTGTCCAGTTCTACGGTTGAATTGTTAATGTTCTAAACCAATTTTTCCACTTGGGAAAAATGGTTTTCTACTGGGTACGATTTGTACCCGTTTATTTACGTTTGCTTATGCGACCGCCTTTTTTGCCAGCACACTTTTTTACAAAGTGAGGACCGTCGATTAAGTCGCAATCGCATTCAATGTCTTGTGCAAATCCTTTACAACTTCCGTGGCTTGCAAATGTAGCTGAGCCACCTTTTCGTCCAATTTCTGCGTAGAAGTTAGGATTGCTAGCTAAGTTTTTCTGAGCGGCTTTTAAGCCTCCAGCCTTTGTTCCTGACATTATTCTTCTCCTAATTTTTTAATCAACTTATGAACACCTCTCCCTGAGCCGATACCCTTACCAGCCCACCAGCCTGTATATACCCATAGACGAGCAATAGGATTGTTGCCACGCTTGTGTTTATAGATATACAACGCCCTTTCTGAGCAATCCCAGACAACAACGAAGCCTGCCTCAGTGAGTAAACTAGTTGCATATTGTAGGCGACCTGGCTCGAGTGCTTGTCGACGCTCTTCACGTTCTTTCTTCATAATGTCAAACGCTTCTCTTAATTCACCCACTACTATTTCTCCTTAATTCCAAAATAAATCAGCCAGTCTTCTCGGTTTTCTCTGATAGATTTTCGAGAGTCTTCTTCGGTTGCATAGCGTATGGTTTCACCAGAATCGTCATAGTCAGTATCGTATGAGTATAGTTCTTTGTCCTTGTAATTGTAGTAGACTACCCATCCACCTCTAGAATCCTCAAAGTCTGGCTCAAAGGTCGAGGTTTGGCGCAGTCTGACTTCTGCTAGTTTGCGCTCGCGGGCTAGCTCACACTCGCCTGAGGTACGATAGGTATTGCCAAACTCAAAACGGCTAAGGTGATACGAGTCATCTTCATCAAAATATGTAAAATTAGTATTGCCATTCTCATCAAGATACCAAATCTTATCACCTCGCTGAGGCTTCCAGTGAATACTGTCTGTCGGCTCTTCGATTTCCTCGAACCACTCTGTGAGAATATTCGGAAACTTTTTCAGGGTAGTTTCGTGATAAATCATTATTATCAAGCCCGTTTCTGTGGTCTTTTGGTTTTCTGGAGTACCAGCAATAAGATTTCCCGTTTTAGAGATATATGCTAACTGACCTGTTTTGAATGTTGGTAAATCTTTAAGTAGTTTATAACGTTTCATGCTTTTTCGCTCCTTTCTTAAACACACAGTATAGAAAAGCAAGCATAATCATAACCAACTCTGCTAAAAGTTCAAGAGTACTGAAAGCATATATCACATATACACCACCTGTAGTATCATCAGATATTTTGAACCCCCATATGAGTTCAGATAGTTTCATTGTTATAAATACGAACATCAGTTCCTTCTCCTTAAAATAGCTCCAATTGCGTGGCGTAAATTGCACGGCTAGCTAATATCTGGTTTATACGATGAATTGTTCGCTCACTCTCGTTCAGGTCGTTTAACGCACCCTCTTTCATCTCCAGCAAGTCTACTGTGTCGACCTCATCTAATGACTGATAATCGTCCTCGTAATAAGGTTTTACTTCTTTCTCCATTTCTTCTCCTCCTTCATCCATTCTTCATCTTGCTTTGCGATTTCGTACTCGGATATTGCTACGAAAATTAGCAAGAACATGACAATTATTATCCAAATTAAAATAAACATTTATTGTCCTTTGTTTTTTAAGTCTTTAATTAAGATTTCCAATTCTCCGTCAGTCCACTTGTAGGGCTTTTTCATACTTTCTAATAGGTCAACGATATCTTCGCCGTAAGTTTTAAGCATGAATCTTGTGTAACCAATCATGTTTCCTTCGTCAAATCGATTACACGACCTACATTGAGCGTGTACGTTTCGCTCGTCGTATCTGAGAGCCATCCATCTTCTATTTATGAAGTGTCCAGCGTCAGCCTGTTCAAATGGCTTTCTCTGACCGCACGAGCAACAAATAAAGAATCCGTCTTCAGAATCTCTCATTCTTATATATTTTGAGAAAATCCTATCAGCTTTTTGAATTAGTTTTCGACTTGCCAACTTTACCCTCGCATTCTCCAGACTCTGACAAATCTACCATTCATCAATGGTCTTTCACTTTTTCTCCAACCGACAGGTACAAAATCATCACATCTGAATATGTTGCCAGTTGTGTTCCTGTGTAAATAAGGTGGTCTAGGACATTCCTTGAGTACGTCTTCAATTGTGATCAGAGATTTATTATCTAATAGTTTTCTCGCTGTTACACGAGCATTTTCTATCCAGGCTTCACGCTCTTTTTTGAATAAATCTTTCATCACATTACCCTCTCGACAATGAAATTATCTATCATTGTTATTTTGTGAATCGTTCCACCGTATTTTTTCTGAAATTGCCGTGCGTCTTTTCGCTTTCTAAAGTTTCGATTTGAATCGTCGCTTTTTACTAGATACAATTTCTGTAAACCCATCGTCTTCCCCCTTTTCAAGTCTGCGTGAGACTACTAAGTCATTATCGATAAATGACCATTTATACTTCCTCATAAAACTGAGGTCTGGGTCTACAATGCGAATCGTAAACCCATTGTCAGTTTCGAGAAGGTAGACTTTTTTTCTTCTTGTCATTTAACCTCCTAAAAAGGTATTTCGCTCAAATCGACAGGCTCGCTAAGGTCAATGTCTTCAGCAATATTTTCAGATTTATTCTTCAGCTTTGGCTCATATCCCCAGATATTTCGCTCATATCGATATTTCTCGTCACCGTTATTATCTATATATGTCTCTTCTGTTTTTTGGATTGTGTACCAACAAGACTTTCCTGGCAATTTCTGGATTAGTTGAGACATTTCATATAGACTTTTCATAGATTTGAAAAAGTCACGAATCTTCTGTTTCTGCTCATCATCTTTTGCATTATGTACAAAAATCTTGCGGATTTTATCAACAGAAAAAGGCGTCGCCGCACCAGTAAACCATAATCGTGCATCGCCTTGTTCACCGTTTGTGCCTTGAACCTTTACATTCAGAAATACTTTATCATTTGCATTTTTTTCAAAAGTAGCTTCGGTGATTGTTACAGCGTGAACACCCTCAGTAAAATATGTCGACTCTTTCAAATCTTCCTCACTTAATTTCATATTCTTCAATTCTTCGTCCGTCATACCCCTTATCCTTTCCTTAGAACATTAATTTTTGGACTTCTCTTTCAACTAATTTAAGAGTAGCGTTTTGTACCATGCCAGTTAGCTCGATTTTTTCTCGATAATCTTCTCGTTTTAATTCAAATATCTGTAACCCTAAATCGGGATTCGTGAATACGTCTGAATAAATACAGAAATAGAGTTTTTGTAGATTTTCATTTACTAAGAAGTACTGAATAATCTGAGCTTCATAATCAAGTGGCGGGTGTTTTTCATAGTAAGCTTTGACTACTTTCCAACTATCCAAGCATTTGATTTCTACAGCCTCTGTCTCATCTTCAAACTCGCCATCTGGTGAGCAAATCATATATTCGTTTTCTTCAGATTGCCAAACCCGCCCAGGGATAATCTGCTTGCCGAGTTTTTCAGAAATCAACTCTCTAGCTTCATCTTCTAGGATTTGACCTCTGAGCATAGCCGAATAAGTAGCACCTTCTGGTATTCTGTCTGCATAGTCATTCGGATTAATTGGCTTAGCTATTCGCTCAGCAATTAACTTATAGATTGAATCGTTTATTTGAACATTCGCATAAAGTTCATTCAATTCATCTTCAGTAAGCATCGCCTTGATATTATCCATGGTTAGATTTTTCGGAAAATCATAGCCTTTACTTTCAGCGAATTCGACCAGCTCGGCTTTTGGTATATATCGAACTGATGAATAATCTTTAGCCGATGAGCCTGAAATCCTGCCTTCGTGAAAATCCAACCACTCTTGACTTCGTTGTTCAAGATCTAGGATTTTCATTTACTATCTCCTAATTTTACTTTCATTTCGTCTTTAACACCGACAAGCTCACGTGATAGCTTTGGATTGGTTTTGACAATCTCTGTATACTTTTCTTTTAATTCGTCTAAAGTCTTACAGGCTCGCAATTCCTCTTCGGCTTTCTTAGTGTCTTGAAATGTCTCAAACTCCTCCATCTCTTCGGTACTTGCGATTTCTCCGTTATTCAAATAACCAAGCAAACTCAATGCTCGACCGACTGAAATCGTTTCTAGTTTTTCGAATGCTTTATCCCTTTTCATCTGATTAACTGAATAAGCCGCTGTTCCAGTAGCGTCCGCAGAGTATTCGTCTCGCTTATCTTTTAAGATGTAGGTTGTGAATACTGCACCGCCGTTTGGTGTAAATTCATAAGTAGTTTTAATTGACGACCGCGGATTGTCTTGTCTAAACTCTTTTAATCGATCGGCGACTTTCGCATAATCACCACCAGAAACCTTTGAAGTCTTCACTTGCTTCATAGTTCCTCCTTATAAAAATCTTAAATATCTTCCATTTGTGTAAACTGACCAAGCTTTATAACCTTGTGATTTCCACACATGATAAGCACAGTCAATGTTTATTTCTGGGTTGTGCGAATCGCAAGCTTCTCGTCCAGGTAAAATCCTTACTTGGAATAGAGAAACTGAATAGCCATATGTTCTTCCGTTTTGTGTAAATGTCAGGCTTGTATCACCTGTTGCGTTTTCATTGCACGAACTCTCAGCTTGCATAATAGCTTTCATGATTCGCACGTCCCAATCGTATTTTTCAAGTAAAGGTTGAAACCTGTCGCAGCCGCCTACACCAGCTTTCTCCATAGCTTTTTGAGGTGTAGGCGAGGCTTCAACCTTTGCGGCAGTTTGTGGTAGCAACGGTTGCCGCTTTTCCGTTGCTACTGTTTTGACACTTCAACTTTGACATTCTTAACGATTGTCGCCGCTTCAGCTTTGACTTGTTCAGTTTGGTTTTTCTGATAGTACATACCGCCAATAAACGCGATAATCCCTGTAATTAAAATCGTAATAATAATAGTTTTGATAGTTTCAATATTAAGTTTTTTCATTTTCTTCTCCTTGTTTTGTTTTTTGTTTTCTTTATTCTCTTTTAAGCTAGACATTGTACTAACTCCTCTCTAGCACAGATATTTACAACTTCGTCCTCAATTCCGTCACAATCTGGATTTGGACAATAAAATTCAGGTTCGCCATGACAACCACACCATTCAGCTTCTCTGCCCGAACAGCAAGGTTGAATTACTTCTAAATTATCGTGGTTGCAGTACCACTCGTTATCAAAGAAATCAAAGCGATAACTTGCTCTAATTTGCTTTACTTCAATTTTCATATTTACTCTCAATCTGCCATTTGGTATAATGGCTTTGTAGCCGCTCTTTTGAGCGGTTTTTGCTTTATACTGCCCACTTTTCAGCGCAGGTGTGGGAGACCTGTAGTGAGCAGCGCTGAGCGTTCGAAAATAAACATAGGACTACAAAGATGTAAACTTAAACCCTCGAACGCCAGCTGAATTAAAAATGTGCTAGCGGCTATACAAACCGCTCGACGCTACCCACTAATTCCAAATTTTTAAGATACTAACTTCTACACGTGTTACGCCTGAACCTTCGAGCAATCTGTCACGCTTGTATAATTTTCGTCGTACGCTCTTTTACGGTGTCGCTTACGTAATCGTAATAGTACAGTTTGTTAATTCTGCACGAGGCTATCAGATACGCATTTGACAACCTCGTGGAAATTAAAAAACACCACTTTCGTGATGTAGATAAAAAAAGAACCGCCATAAAGGCGGTGGTTTACAAAACCGTTGCTCTAGCCAACTGAGCTAAAGCGGCAACTGAATTTATT